CCAAGCGTACAAAACCTTTCACAGTTGATTATACAGGTTTTGGTTGGTTACTAATTAAGTATGGTGTTTTTGAACACGAAGGTCTACCATATCCTTGGTTTGCTCCAAAGATGCAAGTCTTTGAATCTGGTGAAGTACAGGATATGTGCGGCGAGGATGTCTCGTTCTGTCTTGATGCAAAGGAAGCAGGTTTTGATATCTGGTGTGATCCTCGTGTACGTGTCGGACATGAGAAGTCAAGAGTGATCTAATGACAGATCGTTATAGTATCTACATTCAAGAGGTTTGCAAATTCTCAGACCTCTCGGAGCATGAATACTTTGATATCATGGAAGACTTATCAATTGAATTTTATCAGACAGGTAAACCAAATCCTGCTGATATACGCACTGAAATACAAAAAGGAGATTAAATTATGGCAGTACGCACAAAGGTGGGAGTTCTTGGAAGAGAAGAAACCATTACAACCCCGAAAAAAACTCGTCAGGGAACAGGGAAACATACAAAATATTCAGCAACCTCGCGTAACTCGGCTCGCAAGAAGTACAGAGGTCAGGGTCGTTGAACTGTTGGCACTGTGGAACTGAGTTGATTTGGGGCGCGGATCACTCAATGGAGGATATAAACGATGGAGAGGAGTCTGAATATGATTTCTTCTCAAATTTTACGTGTCCAAAATGTCAATCTTACGTTGAAGTTTTTCATCACAAATAATGTCTTGTTTAATTACGAATCTTCCTTCTTATGAAGTATGGGTACGAAAAGAGTACTTAACCGACCATAAGAGTGGTCATGGTGAATTTGTTAAAGGAGTCTGGGTATCAGCAAAAAGTATACCTGGTCGTGCCTTTTACTTTGAAACATATCTGCCAGAATATGCGGCAATGTTTGATAAACTGCCAATTTCCGCTTTTCTCTCGTCTCCGGAGATACCCGATCCTGATATGACACTTCATAATCTTCAGTTTTGGAACTGTATGGACTATGGAGTCGTTGCAGTACAGAAGCAATTTATTGGAAGTATGCATTATGAGGTGTATACTCGCGATTATGGTAACCAAACAGGTACTTATATCTGCACTCTAGATAATTATCATCAAGATGTAGACGCAATTGATTACTCAACGAGTGAACAACCTGCCGAACATAAGTCACATAACCTCTTAGAACTTGATAATGGGCAGTTTTGCCTCTATCCGAACAATAGAATGAGGATATATGACAACAGTATCACTCCTGAGACACCTAAGATTCCTGATTTTAAGGTTTCAACCGTGTACTATCAAGTGGAAAACGGTCATGATCGTGATGGATTGGGTTCAGAAGAGAATTATTTCTGGAAAACAGCAAAAGAAAGAAAAGAATCAATTAATTTGTTAAATCAAAATGAGGTTGATACTGCAATTGGAGCAGGTAATACTGCTACTGGCAATATAAGCATCAATATTGAACCAGAATTAGGATGAAACACGTAAAAAATGCTCATATGGGCGATCATTTATTGGCAGAGGTGTATAATGTACCCTTTGATAAGTTAAATGATGCCGAAGAAATTGAAAAAGTATGTGTAAGTGCACTTCAAACTGAAAAATTAACAATTTTGAATGTTTTTACACATCAATTTGAACCACAGGGTGTGACTTGTCTCATTTCTTTAGCAGAAAGTCACCTCTCTGTTCATACTTACCCCGAAAAGGGGTGTGTTGCCATCGATATCTTCACTTGTGGCAATAAAAAACCAAGAAATGTTGCTTGGTGGGTACTAAATTACTTCGATTCAGATGATTATAAAATGAGTGACATAAATAGATAGTAAATAACTATAAAAATGACTGAAAATACCTCAAAAACCGATTCAAATCAAAAAATTTTGAAAGAATTGATGTATGATGATGGTCAACCTCTTTATAAAGAAGAAGAAGATCAAAAAGAATTGTTAAAAGAGTCATAAATAAAGAAAAACTGTATTAAAAATGGCAACCACAAGGATATCAAGGTCTTTTAAGGACATTAGTTTGTCTTTTGAACCACATCCTGTGACAAAAGATCTTCCTATTATAAAAAATGAGAGGGCAATTACAAGATCTGTGAGGAATATTGTTGAAACGATTCCAACTGAGAAATTTTTTAATCCATTATTTGGTTCTGACGTATATCGTAGTTTATTTGATTTTGTTGACTTTGGTACAGCATCAATTATTCAAGAACAAATAAAAACTTCATTAAAAAATTTTGAAAGAAGAATTAATAATGTTAAAGTTGAAGTGGAACCTCATCCAGATGATAATGACTTTGAAATTACAGTTATTTTTGATATTGTAGGTCAAGAGTTTCCTACACAAGAATTTTCATTCATCCTCGAAGCAACACGATAAAAAATGCCTACAACAAAGTTTACAAATTTAGATTTTGATCAAATCAAAACTTCAATTAAAAGTTATCTAAGAGCAAATAGTGATTTTGACGGATTTGACTTTGATGGATCAAACTTTTCTGTATTACTTGATACATTAGCATATAATACTTATATAACAGCGTTTAATTCAAACATGATTGTTAATGAGTCCTTCTTGGACTCTGCAACGCTCCGTGAGAACGTTGTTTCACTTGCACGGAACATTGGATACATGCCTCGTTCAAGGTCTGCTGCAAAGGCAGAGGTGTCTTTTAAATTAAATATTGGTTCAACTAATCCACCAGAAACAGTTGAACTTAAGAGAGGACTTGTTTGTGTAGGTAGCATTAATGAATCTTCTTATACTTTCTCTATATCAGAAAATATTACAAAACAAGTTGTAAATGAAGGTGATACTTCAAATCCAGATTATGTAGTTAATTTTGACAATTTATTACTTAGTCAAGGAACTTTTCTAACAAAACAATTTAAGTTTGATAATTCCTTAGATCAGAAATTTATATTGGATAATTCATTTGTAGACACTTCTACAATTCATGTCTATATCAAGAAAGAGGGGGAGACTGGATTAGGAAAAGAATATTTTATATCCGATGACATAAGTGAAATTGATTCAAACTCTAGAGTTTTCTTTTTACAAGAAGTTCAAGACGAAAAGTATGAAATACGTTTTGGGGATGGTTTAATTGGTAAAAAGTTAGGAACTGCTACTGGAGATGATGGATCAATAATAACTATTGATTATATAACATCAGATGGTGAGGAAGGGAATGGTGCTGCAAATTTTTCATTTACTGGAAATTTGACTAATACATCTACAGGAAATTCAATTGATGTTACCTCTACACCAACCGTAACAACAATTGAAGCAGCACAAGGTGGTTCTGATATTGAACCAATTGATTCAATTAAGTATTATTCACCTAAAATTTATTCATCACAAAATAGAGCAGTTACTCCAAGAGACTATGAAGCAATAATAAAAAAAATATTTCCGGAAACAGAGTCAGTTTCAATTGTTGGTGGAGAGGAACTTGATCCCCCAGAGTTTGGAACTGTGCAGATAAGCATCAAACCCAAAAGTGCTACATATATTTCAGACTTTACAAAGTCAAGAATATTATCACAACTTAAAAAATATAGTGTTGCTGGTATAAATCAAAAACTCATAGATCTTAAAATACTTTATGTCGAACTGGATGTCTCTGCTTATTACAACTATTCTCAGGTTTCAACAGAAGATACACTACAAAGTAAAATAATTAACTCTCTAACAAGATACTCCCAATCAGTTAACTTTAATCGTTTTGGTGGAAGATTTAAATATAGTAAAATGTTACAAGTAATTGACAAAACTGATACAGCAATTACAAGTAATATCACAAAAGTTATTATTAGAAGAGATTTAAAGGCATCAATTAACCAATTTGCTCAATATGAATTATGTTTTGGTAATAGATTTCACATTGATCCAAATGGATACAACATTAAATCTACTGGATTTTTTATTCCTGGTGAATCATCACCTGTATACCTTACTGATATACCAAACGCAGATGGTGTAACTGGTGTATTATCAATCGTCAAACCAATTGAAAATCAAGAAATAAGAGTTGTAAGTAAATCTGCTGGTATTGTTGATTACATTCATGGGGAAGTTAAACTTACAACAATTAACATTATAGGAACTGAAAAACCAAATAATATTATAGAGGTTCAAGCATTTCCAGAATCAAATGATGTGGTGGGATTGAGAGATTTATATCTCGCGTTAAGTGTTTCAACAAGCACCATAAATATGTTAAGAGATGTGATTGCATCTGGTGATGAAATATCAGGAACACAATTTGTAAGAGATTTTTACACTTCAAGTTATTCAAACGGAAAATTAATAAGAGAATAATATGATACAAACAGGTATTGAATCGAGAGTAAAAATACAAGATGTAATATCTTCTCAACTTCCAAATTTTATTTTGGATGAGAGTCCAAAGACTGTAGATTTTTTAAAACAGTATTATATTTCACAGGAATTTAAAAGTGGAGTAGTAGATGTTGCTGAAAATTTAGATCAATACTTGGATCTTGATAATTTAACACCTGAGGTAATTTCAGATAATGTTACTTTATCAGTTGGTATAGGGACACAAGATGTAGGTATAGTCACAGTTTCTAGCACTAAGGGGTATCCAAATCAATATGGTCTTTTAAAAATTGATGATGAGATAATTACATACACTGGATTAACAACTAATACTTTTACTGGACTCACTCGTGGATTTAGTGGAATTACCAGTTATCATCAAGATCTTAATGATGAAGAGTTAGTATTTACCACATCCAATACAGGAGTTCACACTGCAGGTTCATCAATTCAAAATTTAAGTTCTTTGTTCTTAAAAGAATTTTACAATAAATTTAAAAATACCTTTGCACCAGGTTTTGAAAATTTAAATTTTAATAAAAATTTAAATGTAGGTAATTTTCTTAAGGAAATAAAATCTTTTTATGAAACTAAAGGGACTAATGATGCGATAAAAATATTATTTCGTGTGCTTTATGGTGTTGATCCGAAAATAATTAATTTAGAAGATTTATTATTAAAACCATCTTCTGCCGAGTATTTAAGAAGAGAAACTGTAATTGTAGAAGTATTGTCAGGAAACCCAATAGGTTTAGTTGGTCAAACAATTAAAAAAATTGAAAAATTAAATGATCCTCAAACACAGGCATCAGTTTCTGAAGTTGAACCATTTACAAGACAAGGGAGGCAATATTTTAAATTTTCACTATTCATTGGTTATTCAGATGCATCACTAATTGAAGGTAATTTTAAAATAACACCAAGTAGCAAATCTGTAGAAAAAATATCTATTGGATCATCGATAATCACAGTTGATTCTACAGTTGGATTTAACACTAGTGGAAAGGTTTTATCAGGTATTAACACAATTTCTTATAGTGATAAAACTATAAATCAATTTTTAGGATGCACTGGCATAACATCATCAATTTTACCAGCAAGTAGTGTTCATTCTGATGAAATTTACTTTGGTTATGAAGATGGAGATTTGACAAAAAAAGTTGAATTTAGAATTACTGGAATCATATCTAAATTTAAACAAACATCTGATAATGTAATCGTCTCTGAAGGAGATGTGATGAGTGTTAAAAACTTGGGAATTAAAGTAAAAAACCCTACTAATAAAAATAGAAAGGAAGTTTTTGCTAACTCATGGATTTACAATACATCTTCATTCTATAAAATCAATAATGTTAATTCATCTATTATTACGTTTAATAGTGAAATTGATAGATCATCTTTAAAAGTTGGGGATTTTATTGAAATTGTAGATAGAAATAATCCTAGTGTTGTAATATATCCCACTCCAACAGATTCCCAACCTTATGTTTCATTAATAAACAATGATTTATCAGTTACTGTTGATAATTTAGATACAAGTAGTTGGTATAATTCCAATGTTAAGTACAATTTAAGAAGAAAATTAAATAAAGCAAGAAGTATAAACGTACCGTTATCATATGATTTAACTTCAGATGTATCAAATGTATATTTTGATCAAGATAATGGATATGTTGCATCAAATTCATTACCATCTGGAATAAACGCAAATTTACCTCTTGCTCCATTTACAGAGAATATAGATTTTGAGTTAAATCAAGTTACTTTAGCAACAAATGGGTTGCAAGATTTAAACAATGCAACTGGTAAATACAAAACTTTAAAAGTATCACAACCTGCTGCTGATATAAAACTACTCACAGGTGATAGAATTTTTTATGAATCAAGTGGTGATACTTTTAATAAAGATGCAGTAAACGCAGGAATTGATACGGGATCATACTTTATTGAAGTGGTGAGTAAGGCAGACCAATTAATAAAATTATATTCTGCAAGATCATTTATTCAAAGTGGAACATCTTTGGAATTAGATTATCCAAAAGATGCTGATGGTAATGCAATACCTGCAACTCATACATTTACATTATATTCACAGAGATCAAAAACAATACAACCAAAAAAATCATTAAAGAAATTTGTATTGAATACAAATTTAAAAAATGGTTCAAATGATAAGACTATATCAGGAACAATAGGTAAACTAATAAATGGTGTTGAAATTTATAACTACAAAACTAATGATAAAATTTATTTTGGTCCTATAAGTCGAGTAAATTTATTATCAGGTGGTGATGGGTATGATGTAATTAACCCACCTAAGATTGAGGTGTCAGCAGGTTTGGGAACACAGGCATTGATTCAGGCATCAGTAAAGGGTAAAATAGTTGATGCTTTTATAGACAAACAGGATTTTGACATTGATAGAGTTATTTCTATTGGTGTTACTGGTGGAAATGGATCAGGAGCTGTTTTAGAACCAATAATAGGGAAAAGATCTAGAGAAATATTTTTTGATGCAACAGCATTTACTTCAGCAAAACAAACTGGTATTGGAAATGCAGATGGTGATTTAACTTTATTAACATTTAAAAATCGTCATAATTTAAATTCAGGTGACAGGGTAATTTATAATTCTAACAATCAAGTATCCGTAGGTCAAACTGCTGGAACATTCGTATCAAACCAAGAGTATTTTGTGAGCGTGGTAAATGATAAAAGTATTCGTTTCTTCCAATCTCAAAACCAAGCATTCGGTGCAGTAAGTGCTAAAAATGCTGTTGGTCTAATACACACTGCTGGAGGTCAGCAAAGGATTATAGTAGGTGAAGTAAATAATACTATTCTAGGTGTTAACGTCCTCTCAGGCGGTCAGGGGTATGAGAATAAGAAGTTATTTGTACAACCAGTAGGTATATCAACAATATTTGATATTATTACATTTGAAAATCATAATTTTAAAGATGGTGATAAAGTTGTATATGAACATCCAGTTGGCACTGCGTCTACGATAGTGGGATTATCAACAGTTCCAAATCAACAATATATTGTTTCAAAAATTGATGATAATTCATTTAAATTATCTGATGCTGGTATAGGTGGAACATCACTATCTAACTTTAATGAAAATAAATTTGTTAATTTAGAAACCACAGGTATAGGAACACAAACATTCAAATATCCAGATATAGTGGCAACAATAGATTATGTTGGATTAAAAACTGCTACTAATTTAACATCAGGTGATAAAGTTAGTGCAGTAATTACTCCAGTGGTTAGGGGAAAAATTAATGATGTATATTTGCATGAGAAAGGAACAGGATATGGTTCTACAATATTAAATTTTGAGAATAATCCAGTAATTACTATAAAAAATGGTTCTACAGGAGTCGTTCCAGAATTGAAGGCAGTGGTAAACTCGAATACAGGTGGAATATCAACAATATCGATTGGTAACACGGGATCTGGGTACTTTTCAACACCTAATGTTGAGATAGTTGATAGTTTGGGTATTGGTAATGGTGCAAAACTTCGAGTGATAATGAATAAAAATAATGAAGGTGATTTAACTGGATCTATTAAATCAGTAGAGATTGTATCTGCAGGAATTGGATATTCTGAATCAACAACATCAATACGTATAACACCCGCAGGTGTTGGTGGAGTCATAAGTGCTAATGTTAGAATTTTAAATGTAAATAATAATAGAAAATATGGTGACTCATTTAGTAGATTAGAGGAAAATGGTGAAATACTACAAAATGTTGTATGTGGATATTCAACGATACCTTTTAATGATAGTGGAACTGTATCAAATATAATTGGATGGGCATATGATGGTAATCCAATTTATGGACCTTTTGGATTTGCAGATCCTGAGAAAAAAACAACAGATTCAAAATTATTAGTGAGTGGATATGAAGTAGATACCAGTTCTGTTATTGATAGACCTTCTATTTTTCCCGCTGGATTTTTTATAGAAGATCATGTGTTTAAAGATAATGGTGATTTAGATGAATTTAATGGTAGATTTGAAATTAATGATGATTATCCAAATGGAGCGTACGTATATCATGCAACCATAAATTCTTCTAATATACCAACATTTCCATATTTTATAGGAGATAAATTTAGATCAAAAGTAATTAATGATAATTTTAAACTAGATCAATCATTTGATTTCTTTAATTCTTCACTGAGAAGAAATACACTACCTTATAATGTATCTGATAGCACCGCCGGAAATGATTTTATAACTGAAGCAAATGAGATACAAACTCAAAAAATAGAAATTGAAACAGTAGAGTCTGGTTCAGTTAATGAATTACAAATTCTTCAAAGTGGAAGCAATCAGAAAATAGGTGATGTTCTAAACTTTAATAATACTGGCACTGGTGGTGATGGTCTCATCGCAAAAGTTTCATCAATTAAAGGTGAATTTATTTCAAGTATAAAATCTGATACATTAAAGTACAATGATGCAGTTATATCTAAAGAAGATAATGAAATTTTAAGAATTACTCCAGTAAATAATCACAATTTAAGAAATAATGATTTAGTTACCATATCTGGTCTCTCATCATCATTCTCAAACATTAATGGATCTTATATTATAGGTGTATCATCTTTAACCTCCTCTAATATTTCAACTATTGCAGCAGGTTCTGCGACTACTGAAATTTATGTCTCAAATATTCCTTCAAGTGTAAAAGTTGGAAATAAAATAGGCATAGGCACGGAGACTATGACAATATTAAATTTATATGATGAACCTAATATATTAACTGTTGAAAGAGGACTAGTTGGATTATCTCATTCAGTGTCTACACCGTTATATGTAATCCCAGATTCCTTTACAATACAAAAATCTGTAGATAGTATTAATTCAAGAGTAAATCAGAAGGTATTTTTCAATCCAACCAAATCAGTAGGATTTGGAGATACTGCTGGTGGATCTATTACAAAGTCATTCTCATTTGGAAATACTAGAACGACTCGTGTTATACCTAATCAAGCAATATACCTAGAAAATCATCCTTTCGTAACGAATCAAAAATTAAAATTAACTAATGCTACTGGTGCAAACTCAATAGGAATATCAACTCTTGCTGGTAGCACAATAACTGCTATGCCATCAACTGTTTTTGCAGTTAGAAAAAATAGAAATTTAATAGGAATAAAAACTGGTATTGGCACAGATCCCACCCTCACAGATAATAAAGAATATTCTGAGGTATTCTTTAGAAGTATCATAGGTGGAGGAGGAGATGATGATAGATACTTCTTTGAATCTGATTTCGTTCAAGAAAAAGTTAATTTAAAGAATGTAAAAAATACAGTATCTTTAGGTTCAAGTTTTCACCAATTAAGAGATAATGATGAAATTTCTTTAATAATTAAATCTAACCACTCTGTAGGTATTGGAACTTCATCTATTGTACGTGTTAGGAGAGATTCATCTGAGGGTTATATAAATGTTGATCCAGTTCAATGTCAAACATCAGGTATAACAACAGTTGGTGTTCAAACAGGTGCAAACACCATTACACTAGAAAATCATAACTTATCAACAGGTCAAAAAGTTAAACATTTTGCAACAACTTCACACATCGGTATAGGTAATAGTAATTATTTTGTTAGTGTAATTGATGATAATAAATTCAAACTTTGCGAATCACTTGAAAATGCAACGGTAAATCCTCCAGTAGCAGTGGGAATTATATCAGTAAGCACAACCAATACTACACATACATTTACTAAAATTAATCCACCAATAGTGATTGAGAAAAATAATAATTTGGTATTTGATACATCAGATACATCATTAACAGGATTTAAATTTAAATTGTATTATGATACAGGATTTAAAAATGAATTTGTCTCAACTGGATCAAGCACAGGTTTTAATATACCTGTAGGCATTATAACTGAAGGTTTAACAGGATCAAGATATGTGATAGGATTTGGTAATAGTGTACCTGATAAATTATATTACAATCTTGAAAGATTAGGTATTGCAATAACTGCTGATAATACAGTTAAAAATTATTCTGAAATAGAATTTGTAGATAATAATTTAAGTGGTAAATTTACAATTTCTAATGTTGGTGTAAGTACCTTTACATTTGATAGTGCAAAACAACCACAACGATCATTGTACACTTCATTAGATTGTGATGAATTATCTTATAGCACAACCTCTGGTATTGTTACCGGTGCAATTAAATCAATTAATATTGTAAGTGGTGGATCAAACTATAGAAAACTACCATCTTTTGTGAGTGTTG